ATGTAGCCGCGGTATAATAACCAAGAGTTTCTTTTCCTATCTTAGCCGTAAAGTTTGTTATTTGTGGGGGTGGTACTCTTCTTGGATTGTTGATGTACAAATTTTTAGTTGTATTTAATTCCTTTCCTATAATCTGTTTTTTACCATAAGTGTCAGAGTGTTTAGCCAATGGGTCAAATGTAAACCCTCTAATTGAACCAATTAAACTACCATCGGGAGAGTTTGATATTCCAAGCTTATCTCTGAAATCTCTAAGATTGTTAGATTTTTTATCATCAGTTTTATCATCAAAAAATACTTCCTGTAAACAGTTTATCCGTAAGAATGGTACTTTTTTAGAAACGTAAAATTTATTCCTTTCCCGTTCCCTCAATTCCTGTTGTATTTCTTCGGGGATTATTCTATACGCTAATTCATTTGGCTCTAACGCTATAATCATTAGTTTACTTCTTTTATTTTATCATAGATGATGTTTACATCAAAGGGAATTCTAAGTGTTGTTTTTCCCGTTGGAAATAAAGAATCCCCTTCTAAGTTATTATATGCTGATAGAATCCACCATAATTTAGCATCATTAAATAACTCTTGCGCTAATACATCTAATCGTGTATAATCATTTACGTTTATGATAATATCATCATTTCTTTCTTCAAAGTTAGGAATAATCAAACTTTGATAATGTAGTTTATTATCATTTCTTTTCTTAGTATTTACAAACCGTGTTCTACTCATAATAGTCTATTGTTATTATCTATTTCTAAAGGCATCCACAGAGCCCTGTTCAATGGAAACAACTTGTGATGATTCAACTTCAACTGAACCAACACCTCCAGCCCTACTGACCGAACTAATGTCCACTATGTTTCTTCCAAAATCATATGTTGGTCGTTCAAGTTTTCTAACTCCTTTACTTCTTACCCTATCATTAACATATGATGTATCTTGTTGTGATTCAAATATTGGATATTCTTCATTTTGGAGAAGATTTCCTTGAACGTTTACCGTCAATATAGATGGTTTACTATTTTGGAAAGTAACTTCATCACTTGGTGTAATTTGTATACCAGTCAAAAACAAAGGTTTTTTGACTATATATTCAGCGACGCTCAATTTAACTATATTAGGTTCAATCATTTTTGTATCAGTATAATTAAATGGATAAGCTAAACTGATTAGTGTATTTAATTTGTTATATATTGAACTTACATCTTCTCTATTATGGACTACCAAATCAAACGAAAAGGAAACGTTACGTGTTACTCCATTGTATTGATAGTATGGTTCGGCTCTACCAATATATTTTTTATCTAAAAACGTTGGTGTTATTGAATCAGTAAATCCTGTGAAATTAGCCATTCTAAATACCAATGCTCTATTGTTATTTTCTATATGAAATACAATTAAATGTTTTCTTCCATTATCTTCTTGATATAGTTCACTTACATTCCAAGATGCAATTGTTATTTCTTTATTAACTTTGTTAAAGTTTTCAGGAAATATCTTAGCTCCATTTTTAGGTCTCCTTGGATTAAATACTCTACCAATAACAACCCCCGGCGATGGTATAGCTTGTTTTATTTTTTTAATCGCATTTGATTTTAACTTAGAAGCCGCATCTTTAACACTTGTAGGTACTCCCAATCTAGCTACAATATCTTTTAGTATTTTCTTTCTTGTCTGTTCTTTTACCTGTGCTTCCGGTCCATTTCTTATTGGTGAAGTTTCCCAAACTTGTATTTGTTCTACAATAGCATTTCTATCATTTACCTTTAAAGCATCATAGTTTTGTTTGGCATATGTTATATCATCATCAAGAGTTCCATCATTTATAGAATCAAGAAATTCTAAATATTTTTTTCTATATACATCTTTCTGTTGATTTATATCACTCATCTTAATACCTATTCATAGTTGCTATTTGACGAGAAACCTGCTTACCATCTAAATATGTAGTGGCTTTAATTCCATTGTTTTTCAAATCAGTTAATAAAGAAAACATCTCTTGCATCATTCTATCATTGGAAGGTGATGAAACTATAGATTGTGGATTTGTAGTAGCCATAATATAATCAAGTGGATTTGTTTTTACAACTTCTCCCTGTCGTGTTATAATTACATCATTCACAGATGTATCTTCATTTCCCGTTGGTAATCTATTACCTGCTCTACCCCCACCGCCACCACCAACACCTATAGGAACATTGAATCCCGCAATAGATACTTGTGTTGATATACCACCCCCTCCAAGTAATCTACCAAACCCGTCTATAAAATCAGATAATTTACTTACTATTTTATCTAACCCACCACTTTTTAAAAATCCTTCAATTTTATCAGCTAAATTATTAAATGCCTGTTGAACCGTAGGTGAGGCTAATACTCTGAAAAAAGCGTTTTGTATTCTTCTCGTAATAGCTTCAACTCTACCTAAAGCTGTTTCACGAGTAGCGGATTCAACTTTACCTAATACACCAATCTCTCTTCTGATTCTCAATTCTTTTTGTAACTCGGATACTGTAAGTCCAGCAGCTTCGGCAACCGCTTTTTGAATAAATGGATTTTTTTGTTGAAGTGGTCCTAATTTTTCAACCTCATCCAAAACCGCGTTAGTGGCACCTACTATATCTTTTTCAAATGCTAATTGTCGTGCTTTTTGTAAGTTTATTTGTCTACCAGCCAATGCGGAAGCTGTAAATTCATTACTAACCGATGTTTGAAAATCTAATAATTTTTCAGATACTTGTGCTGCCTTTGATAAAGATATTCCAAGTTGAGTCGCCTGTAACGTTTGTTCTTTAAGTAAATCTAACCCAAGAGCGAAACTATCAGTAACTGCATCATAACTCTGAACTAAATTTTTAATAGCTGCTGGTCCTAATTTCCCAAATCCATCTACAATACCCTCTATTTGATTTGATGCTTGTTCAAACGTTGTATTTCCAGCTTGAGCTACAATTCGTAAAAACTGTGCAGCTTCATCGGAACTGAATTGGAATCGTTCTCCTACCTGTGCTACATTCCCAAGAAGTTTTCCAGTGAGTGGGATTGCTGGTGATAATTCTTTAAACAGAGAATTGGCGAACTCTGCTGCCTGTGCTACATTACCACCCAACAGTACAGCGTTTTCTGTAGCTTCTATTAAAACTCTATTCAACGAATTATCTAAAACGCCCGATGTTTTGGCTATAGAAGCCACCCCATTATCAATAGCTACAATTGTATCTACAAACTTTTTAACAAGCCCAAGAATAGCCCCACCAAAATTAATATTTTTTAATTTACTAACCAATTTTGTAACTATTTTCAAAGAGCCCACTATACCAAGTATTCCTTTACCAAATGCTCCAAATTGTTTAACAGCCGCCTTTGGTGCGCCTATCTGCCCAGCTTTTTGTTGTCTAGCTATTAATGTTACTCTTTCTTTATATTTCTTTTGAGCTTCTTCTACTTTTTTATTATCAAATACACTACTAAGTTTACCAGCTATTTTTGAAATGCCTCTAAATGGTAAAGAAATCCTACCCGCGCTTTTATCAGCGTTTTTGTAAATTTCTTGAAAATCTTTTTTAATTTCAGATGTAACTTTTTTGGCTAATTTGGCATTTTTACCAAAGTACGTTTTCTTAGTCATCTCATCAGCCATTTTCATCAAATCTTTAATTTCTTTGTTGAGGTCGGCTGTAAGTCTAATCTCTTCTTTAAGTTCTTTTTGTTTTTCGGTAGCCATAATAATGTATTTATTATAAATATCCACAAACAAAAAAACCCACAGTTAGTGGGTTTATTTATTCTTTTTATAAGCCTTTTCTCTTTCTTCCATCATCTTGTTATGTTCGGAAAATATCATATGGCGTTCGGGGATACTCATATTAATCACATCATCATACGTATATCCTTTTGTACCTTGTAAAAAATAGTATATTTGTTTTCTTATATCTATTCTATGCCTTAAAGGAAGGGTAAAAAAAGTTAATCCCAATTGGGATTTCTACCTCCTCTCCTCCGAGCTCTACTGTAAAGTCAATGTCGGGGGTCACCAACTCCAAGAATGTTCTTATTGATAAACTATCAAATGCTAATAGTTCTTCATTAACAAATGTTTTTATTACTTCCGTATCAGAATTTCCATCAACGCTGTTGATAATTTTGGATAGTCGTAAACTAACTTCACCAAAAGGAATACCCTTTTCTGTTAAAATATCTATTTCATTTTGAAGTTCATTTGATTCTTTTGATGTTAATATTTTTAACACTAACTTCTTCTTAGATTTAGAAAGTTCATATTCTATATATGGTGCGTTCTGAAATAAATCAGGTCTACCTCGTTCTTTTAATTTAGTTAAATCAATATCGTGAACTTTTCCATTAACTTTAACAGTATAAGATGAACCATAGCCCAATACTCTTGTTTGTAGTAGTAATGCTTGTTTATCACCGACTACGAGGTCATCCACTTTTATATCTTTTGATACAATAACGGATTCCAACAATTTATCCAATACTATACCTTTTTCAATATAAGATTGTGTGGTTAGAATATCCTCATCCTTTGTAGTCATATAACGGATTTCAACTTCACCTTTGGCTAATGGTGAATCTTCAGAATATAATTTTCCTTTTGATGGTAGTGTAACAATTTCAGTAAGCATATAACGTATTTTTTATTAGTAGTTTAGAACCGCGTAATCATATGAAATGGTGGCTGTGATATTTACCAAATCATCTGAACCGTAATTTAATTCACCAAAGTTAGTAGATTGAATAAACGCACCTACTAATTTCCATTCTTCTACAAATGTACCATCGGGTCCTAATAAACGTAATGTAATTTTTTCTTTATAATCGGATGCGTAACCAGCAACACCAGTAGAAAATTCATAATGTCGTCTAAACCATTCTATTACTTTTTGAGCTCCACTCGGAACAATAGGGTCATTGAAAGTAATATCTATTGTTGACCAACTATACTTTCCAGCTACATATCTCTTCGTATTGATGTAATCAATTTCTTTTCTTGTGCTTTCAATCGAAGGTCTTTGAACAGATTGAACAATGAACGAATCAATACCATTTATATTCAACACAAATCTGTGTTGTAGCTTTGGTTCGTAATCATTGTAAATTAAACTTTCTAACACTGCCATTTACTTTTCCTCTTTTTAATATAAATATCTTTCTATCTAAAATTATTGTGGGAATTCAGCACCTGTCGGTAGAACATTGAAGTCAAGAACGATGAATTCTGCTGCTCTAGCAGGTTGAATAAATATTTTACCAACTAACTGATTTCTATCAATAACTTCAGGTGTGTTTACAGTTTCGTCAACTACAACTCTATAAGCGAATAGTCCTTGATTCTGTTGAACTTCATCAAGATATGGTTCAACTAACGAAAGGAATCTATCTCTCGTCTGTGTCGTATTTTGTTCGAATACTAAGAATCGTGATGTAGAAGAAACAAATTTCTTCAAGTTAATCAACAATCTACGAACATTGATTCTATCCAATGCCGATGCTCTTACTTGTAGTGTTTTCTGTCCGTAAGCCACAATACCTTGACCAGGGAAAGATACGATTGGGTTTACTTTACCATTGTAAAGTTTATCCATATCTTCTCTCTTTAATCTTTCATACAAGTTGATAGCTTCGGTAATTCCACCACGATTCAATCCAGCAGGTGCGAACCATTCAGCTGCGATACTATCGTTGAATGCGTATACACCACACATCACTACGGATGGAGGAACCCAAAGTGGTTTATTTGTTGAACTATCGATTACTTGAACCCAAGGATAATATGTACCCATATATGATGTATCATATAAAGATGCGTAATCAATTACTGTATCTTTTGTATCATTTATCCAAGAAAGGTCAGTTATGTAGAATGCATCACTTCTATCTTCTACAATTTCTTTTGCTCTACTGATTACAGATGAACCGTATGTTTGAGTTACACCCGGTGTTACTAATATATTGTAATCGTATTCCAACGGATTAGAAATAGCGTTAAGTGCTCTAATAAACGCCACACTACCACTTGATGCGGAATTTGTTAAATCAATACCACCAACGTTAGTTGCTGATGATACACTTGTTCCTACATTGATTGGTTTGTTAGGAGTTCCAGCATTAGTACCACCTTGGAAACCTAATGTAAATCTACGGTTAAATTGGAAAGTAGATGATGTTGCTGCCGTAGCGAACATATCTGTTGGTAGATTAAAATCAGAACTTGATACTTCCGATGTATAAACTGCATCATCGATTGGAGATAGATAATGTTTCCAATCAAGAGAACTATCAAAGTTAATACCGAAGTGAGTTTTGGTTGAACCCGTTACATC